AAACACGAGAAAAAAGATCCGGCCGACGAAAACTCAGAAGAAATTGAAGTAAGAACTGAGCTTAGAGATTTCTTAGGTGAAGATCCTGAATTAAAACCTGGAAATTGTTTCTTATATAAAGGTCAAGTGATAGCAGTTGATTCGGCCGATAGATTAATTCTCGTGGTTTCTGAAACTGGTTATGGAGCTCTTGATCGAATATATGAGGAAAACTTCAAGACGGAATTCGAAATGATCTTTAATGATTATGAGGTTGAAGATGTTAAATGGGAGGTAAATGATACAGGAGAAGTTCCAACTGAATATGATGAAACCTATAAAGTTCCGTATAATCTTTATAACATCTGGAAAGAGAGATTTGTTTCGGGTAGAGGGTTCATTTCTCCAGGACTATGTTTGAAAGTAGTAATGAATTCAGACAGTTTCATTATGCCTCTTGAGTTTTATATGCTTGATTGGTCGATAAGGTATAAATCATCTCAACTTGAACCGGATGAAGTAGAGTATGCAACAAAACAACTTTTATCCTGGTTTTATGATAATTATAAAAGAGTTAAACCATTAGAAAGGAGAAAAGATGAACAAGAAGAGATCAATTGATTTTATATTAATAATTTTCATCTTAGGATTATTATTGATTTTTGGAGGATGTAGTAAATCTCCTGAGAGAAGAAAAACTTGGACAACTACTTCAGATTCACTTCCAAAGAAACCAACACAAGGACAAATTTTTCGTGATCGAGATAATAATTCTTGGGCTTATAATGCAGCACTTGGAGCATGGGTATTGGGTTCTGGAGGATATAGATATTACCCTGAAACAAATTCTTATACAGATGGATCAGGAAAAACAGTGATTCCACCTAGATCTATAAGTTCAGGTATTTCAGAAGGAGTAAAAGCTAGAGTGTCTCCTAAAAAGAAAGTAGTTTTAACAAAAGAACCACAAATTAAAGAGACATCAAAAAAGAAGTATACTAGGAAGAAATCTAGAGCTCATAGGATACATAGAATGCGCAGAAGATAATAATAAAAAAGTCCTCAAGGATAGTAAAATATTCTTGGGGATTTAATTTTACAAAGATGAAAGTATATTTAGTACGTAAATTTTATTCTTTCGGACAACCTAAGTTCATTATTTACTTCTATGCAAAATGTGGAGATCTAAAACATGTTAATCTAGATCTTATAAAAAATAATGAAGATATTGATAATTATTTCAAATCTTATTATGGAGAACTTAATGATACTATTCAGATTGCAATATCACTTATTTCCTCTCCTTATAAAAGACTTGGGAAATCTATTAGATTCTCGGAATCATATAATGTGAGGTCGGAACGAACAGGACAGCATTTTGAAGACTATAATAGTTCTTATGTTAAGGTTATAGATATTCCTTCTGAAATTCTTTTAGAGAAATTTAAAGCAAAGAATTTATCTCCAGAACACATACAAATTTTTGCTAAGAAGAATCAATTTAAATTATTAAAATATATGAGATATAAATGGATAGAGAAGAATGGATTAGAAATTATGGATCCAAAGGATTGAAAGGTGATATCTTAGTTAGAGTTTCTTATACTGACAATAATGAAGAATATTGGGTATCTAAATTTTTAGAAATCAAGAATCTTCCAGTTTATAATTTAGCTCTTGTCGATAAAGAATTAATTTCTGAGAAAAATTTCAAGGATGAGCTGGAACTAAGAAATATTGACGATTATCTGAAGGAAAAGTATAAGGATTGTCTAAAAACAGAATCTGTATATTTTCTAATTGATCCTGGAACAAAATTTCTGAAAAAGCGCACATCTGATAAAGGCTTGTGCTTATTCTATGAAGTTAAATTTGATTCTGAAATAAATTTGAGAGATCTTGACAATACTAGGATAATATCAGAAAATATTAGAATTTCTAAGAATAAACTCAAAGATTTTACAATGGATTTAATGTTTGAGCTTGCGGGAGAGGCTAGTTTATTTTATGATAAGGATTATTCTCCAAGTTTATGCACTAAATTATGTTATTTTAATATTCTTAATATATTTAGATGCTTAGAAGAAACTCTGGATCTAGTATAAAATTTTTAAGTAAAAGGGAATAAATTTTCCCTTTTATTTTTCTCCTTAAGATAACCGACAAATCCTTATTAATGTAACAATAAAACATTGATAATTATGAAAACAAACATTTATGAAAGAAAATTAAATTATGGAGAACAAGAAGCCATATTTAATAAGATGGTTGAAAAGACCGAAAAATATGTGATAGATAATAATATAAGAGCATTAATTCTTGGTATCTCAGGAGGAGCAGATAGTACTCTTATGGCTGCTGTATGTAATGAAGTTAGAAATAGATCTGGAATTCCTTTTTACGGATATTCACTTCCAATAAAGAATAAACCAGATGAACTTACTTCGTCTGATCTAACAGGAAATGCTTTTTGTGTTAAAACTTTTTATAGAGAAGTTGCACAGTATGATTTCTATAAAAGTTATATAGAAAATCTCTATAACTACGATTATTGTGATAATGATCGAGATATTCTTTGTGATTTATCTGGAAAAAGTATATCCGAGATAGAGGGGATGATGCCAGAACAAACAAAAATAGCCAACGGAAATATTATGGCACGTCTTAGAATGATGTACCTATATAATCAAGCTGGTATTAAGAAAGGTATTGTAATTGATACTGATAACTTAACTGAACATTATCTTGGATTTTGGACTATTCACGGAGATGAAGGAGATTTTAATCCTATGGGTGGTCTCTGGAAAACAGAAGTATACTCTATTCTTAAGTGGTTACATGCGAAGTATTATTCAGAATCTTATTTAGATACTGAAATCATAAATAAAAATTCGTACGATAAGATGGTAGCTCTAGAGAAAGCTATTAATATTACACCCACTGATGGTAATGGAATTTCTAGTTCTGATCTTGAACAAATTGGAGGAAAGGATTATACTGAAGTAGATAAAATTTTGATTCCTTTGATTTGTAAAGGTTCGGGAGCTATTTCAGAATTATCTAAAATTCATGGGATGGATACTGTAATGAAGATTTGGAATAGAGTTCAAGGATCAGAATTTAAAAGAGATCCAAGATTTTTCAGAGCAGTCATTAGAAGAGAAAAAGAAGATGAAGATCCAGCTTTTAGTTATTTTATGATGGAAGATACTTTTACTAATATAAAAGATAAATATGATATTAGTAGGATTGAGAAATTTCAAATAACTAGAAAAAATTATGTAGTCTTTGGATTAATAACTGATCTTGAAAATATTACAGAAGATGATCTAATTTCTGAAACAAAATGCACAATTAATAGTTCTTACATTCATTCGCTATACTTTAAAGAACATCAATATATTGAAAAAGATGATCTCAAGGAAATAACTATTAAGATTTCTGCCGAGTATATTGGAGATTTAATGTTTTCTGCTAATGATTATGTTAATGAATATCATTGGGAAATTTGTTTGAGAGATGAAAAGATATTTAGAGATAATGAAGATATAATAAGAACAATTTTAAAATCAGAATTAAATTATGGAAGAAAAAGAAAAAAGTCTATTACTGATAATAGACCCACAGTATGATTTTTGTAACCCCAAAGGAACTCTCTATGTTCCTGGAGCAGAGAAAGCAACGAAAGAATTGTGTAAATGGATATCTGGGAAACGAAAAATCTTGGAAAAAATCATAGTTACACAAGATACTCATATGTCTTATCATATTGGGCATTCTATGTATTGGGAACAAACTCCTGAAGCATTTACAACTATTACTTCAGGGATGGTAAAATCGGGAAAATATACTCCAGCTTTTTATAATAAAGAAAATACTATCGCCTACCTTGAAGAATTAGAGAAGACAGGAAAAGTTCATACTATTTGGCCTGAACATTGTATCGCTGGTTCTTGGGGATGGAGTTTGCCCAAAAATCTAGTTGAGGAATTAAATTTATGGTCCCTCAGTAATCATGGCGCCGAATATGAGCTAATTCAGAAGGGAAGAAATCCACACTTAGAGATGTTTTCTGCCTTTTCTTATGCAAACGGCGCTAAAAAATCTGAGGGATATGAATTCCTAGATAAAATTGCTAGAGAAGATTATACCAAAGTTTATATAGCTGGTTTTGCAAAGGATTATTGTGTAGCAGAGTCGGTGAAAGATATGATGAAGGAACAAAGATTATCAGGAAAATTAGTGTTCCTAAATAAATGTATGGCTTCGATTGATAAAAATTCTGAATCTTTGAAAGTATATGAAGATGCTGTTAAAGATTTCGGTGCGATAATCGAAGAATAAAGGAAGAATAAAAAAAAGATAGGATTTAACTTGACTTTTAATTAGTCAAGACCTATCTTTTTATTTTTTTTATTCGCCGATAATATCAAGTATTTTCACATAATTCTTTGATATATCTTCAAATAATATTTTTTCTTTTACTTCTATATCTGGATCATCCGGTAATATTTCTACAACTTCAGCACCTCTAGATTCATAATGTTGCTTAATGATATCATAAGATGAGTATTTTTCTTGTTTAGAGAAAAAGTTAACTATTGCTTTCTGTAAGGAATAATTATCTTTATTATTAACTGGAAGTCCGGAAGTCTCACAATCTAAGAGAATCATTTCTCTATTTTCGATATCAATCATCATTGCTGCTATCG